AACTGTACCTACCACAACAGGCTCTGTAAATCCTCAAAATGTGCCTGCTACCGCCGCGGTAAGTTTTGCAGCAGCCACAGTTACAGAAGTTTCATTCTCGTTAGGTACCCTAACATATTACAATTTAGCGTAAGATTTCTAATCTAAAGGAAGGCGCCTACATGGCGCTTTTCTTTTGATCTCACGATCCGAATTTCTTGATAAATACAAGAATATTCGAGGATTACCTTTATGCCAATTAGAGTTCACGGTGGTGTTTTTGACCAACAGATACTGACAGGATCGTTGTCGCACTGGGTTATCTGCGGCGCCGATTTCAGTGGCGCAATTAATAGTTATGGACAACCAGTACCATATTCGGCAGCAGAAATTATCTTCAAGAACATCGAAGAAGGTGCTACCATAAACATAATGAACCCGAATGATTGTAATCTATCATTCGCATTAGAAGAAGGCAGATCTATTTGGGATGAAATTTCTTTAACTACAATGGTTCAATCATTGGGTACCGATGTAGGTATTGATCATATAGATTGTTCTGTATGTACGGTTAAGAGAGTTCCATATGTTTGGGGTTGTGGTGTAGAACCAGAATCTTTCTTAGATTTAACTGATACTCCAAAAACCTATGCTGGTGCAGCAAACTATGTTGTAACAGTAAATCCTACAGGGACAGGATTAATTTTTACACCTATTGGAATAACATCAAATGCATTTGCGTTTGTAGCAGTTCCTACTCAGCCTACTATTGCCGCATTAGGCAGTGATACATTAACTCTTCTACCCGGTAGTAATGTTATTCTTACTACCAATGCACTAACAAAAAGTGTCACAATCACTTCTACAGCAGGTGTAGATTATATTCCTGTACCATCTGGTACATTATTAAATTTTAGTACAAGATATTTTGTTACAGGACCGTTTCCTGTATTCCCAGCACCGTTGGCTTTTGTTACATTACCACTTGCAACGGGCTCTGGTAGATCAGCCGGAACCTCCGTTATTATAGCCAAACCTGCCGATGGTCTTGGTATGATGTCTCTTCTAGTTAATACACAAGGAGCAGATCTTATTAATACAGATTTAGGTACCACAAATTCAGTTGAATTTGATGCTACTCAGGAAATTATTTTGGTATTCGACGGTACATCAACGTGGAACCTCCAGATTGGTTCAACCAATTAATAAAACCCTGGTAAATAGATAAGATAAGGATAATATGACTCAAAAGATACACGGCGCAGCATCAGCAATGCAGAATTTGACTGCAGACTTGCAGTATTATGTCTGTTATGCATCTTCGCCCGGAGCATTTACAGATCCGAACCCGAATCCTCCACCCAATCAAGAAGTACCGAGATTAGTAAATATTCAAGTAACAGGTAACCCATTAGATGAAAGTCAAAAGAATTTTGAAGTATTTTTGATGAGCATTGGTCTCCGGGCCATGCCGGTTATATTAACTGATCCATATCCAGTATTACAACTTGCTGATTATACAACTGAACTTTCGGGAGAAGGTTTTATTTGGAAATTTGCTGTTGAACGTGGTGTTCAATTTTACAATTTTACACCTTTTGGTACACCCGGACCAGTTGGATTATTAATTGATGATCTAAATGGGGTTATCATTCCGAGTGGTGTTAGAATTACAACAGTTACTGGGAGTCCGAGCGGATGGGCACAGAATGTTGCCTTTTATAGGATAGATTCAGTATGATTAAAAACGATAGAATTATCAATTCACTTATATACGGCGATGCAGTTCATAAACTTGCAGCGGAACGAAACATAGGATTAACAGAGGCAAGATTACTCCTTTCTCAAATGTCATTTGTAGAATATCGCCGGTTGGAAGAGGTAGCTACAGCCATCACACCTCCATCGGGAAATACAATTTCTCCAGTACAGCAATCAGCACAGAAGGCTACCAGCAATCCACAAAAAATGAAAGCTATATGGCCGGGCAAGGGCGCGCCAGTTGAAATGGGTATGACAGTAGGATTAAAGGGACCTAGCGGTTTACCAGTCCCGGGTGAAATCTCTCAGATTGATGCAACGGCTAAGGGTGTAAAAGTTAAAAATCCTACCACCGGACAAGATGAGTGGATGAATATGGATCAATTGCAACCATATATGGTAGGCGGGCAACAAAGTCAGAATTCTCAGACAAATGCAGGTGCCGAGTATAAACCGATTACAACGGTAGAAGATGCTACGCAACTTACAAGATTGCGTGAATTAGCAGGAATTAAAGAGACTTGCAGTGCCGGCGCAACCGGTGCTGGATCTATTGCAGTTGCACCAGCAGCAATGGGCGGAATGAGAAAACGTCAACCCACTGTAGAAGTAGTAAAGAAAGAATATACTCCAAAAGAGCCAGCAAAGACAATTGTGGGTGATACAAAGCCTAGTCAAGCTTCGGGGGAATTATCTGCAAATTTAGCAGCACGCGGTAAGAAATCAGCAGGCAGAATTAATAACGGATTTAAGAGATAATGGATAAACCAAAACTTCTTGAAAGATTGGATAGGGCGACAGATCGTGCTGCTACCTTTGCAATTCAACGGAGTTTTCCTATACCTGTTTCAAAAAAATCTACATTGATAGGTAACACATTTGTTGATAAAAATGAGAGTGGATTATATGATATACTAACCTTCCAGAGGGTTATATTGCATAAAGATATTTCTGTATTTGATGTTGCCGTAACCATAGCACAACGATATAGTAATAATGAAACTGGATCTATAAAACAGATTCTATACCTAGATGAACGTTTTGCAAAATACCACACAGACATGGTTCATTATCTTCATTGTATGAAAGGTGCTAAGAAAAGACACGATCTTGAACGAATGATTATATTAGAAGACAAGTTTCAAATTGCAGAACAGAATGCTCGCAATATACGAGACAGACTGTCTACTTTCAAGATCGTAAAATAGTGGATAGAATGATAAATACTAGAAATAAAACTATACAGGAACGATTTATATGCTTTTAAACGATATTGGTAAATCACCAAATACCACATTTAGAAAGATAAATCAGCACCTTGAAACTAATTATGGATTTAAGATTGCTGAAGATGTCAGTGATCGAGACCTAGTTTCTATCATGGAGCAAATTGAAGAAGAGATCACCGAATTAAAAATTAAGGGTGATGATGCAAAGGCTTCTCCAGAGATTTCTAAAAGACTACTTGTTCTTGAGGGTATTAAAACACTTCGCGAATTTGCAATTTTGCAATTTCAATCTCCAGACCTTGAAAAAGTTGTTGGCAACATGGTTGATTTTGTTGCTGATGATTTTCGTATTTCAGGAATGCATCACGGCGATTTTGAACAATCAATGAAAGATGCAATGAAACAGTATCGTTCTAGTAAATATCGTTTTCCCGACGATTTGATTGAACAACGAGTAAGACAGGGTGCTCAAGCAAAATGCCAGGCAAGTCCAGTTGATAATGAAATGATACCCGGTATTATGGGTGAAACAATGTTTGAAGAGAATGATGAAGAAGTTGCAGATGAGGATGCAGAAATGAAAGGTATTGAAGAAGCTGGTGATCCTTTTGGATCAGTTGGTAAGCGTGCATCAGCAATGGGTGGCCATGCTGCCCAGGCTCCGGATACTCCACAAGCAAGGCATGCTGCTAGGGCATTAGATAATCCAAAATTGTCATTAGCACCTACCAGTGATGAACAGGTGCCAATGGTTCGTGATAAGAGTGGTAGAATGGTAGCAGATCCATTTGCAGCTCAACAGGCCGCTCGCCGTAAAGGAATTGTCCACAAAGAAGGAACAGTAATGAAAGAACATGCAAATTTAGTAAAAAATCTTCGCCGTCTTCTAGAAACAGAAGTTAGCCAGGCTGAAGTTATGATGGCAGCGAAGGGCTTTGCTCAAGAGTTGCAAGAAATGATCGAAAAGATTGGTCGTTTGCAAAACGAAGATCTTCCACCTGTAACAGACCAAATGCGAGAAACATATGGAACCGATTCATCATCGGCATTCCAGACGCAAATTTATGGTGCATTACAAGGTGTTATGGATGCCCTATATACCGCTAAGGGTCAGGTAGATGACGCAGTTGGTAATATGGCTTCTACAGGTCAAGTTGGTGCTGAGACTGATATGGATGTACCAGTTGATGGCATGGATACTGGGATGGATGGCATGGATGATATGGGTGCCGGGGATGCAGGCGCAGCCGATTTAGATAATATTGCAGGAGATCTCGATACCGGTGATGAATTTGGTGCCGAAGATGAAGAAGAACCATTAGGCCGCGCCATGAAGGAATCAAAACTTCAACGTAAGGTCTTAGAAATGAAAAAACTTGTTGCTAAGGCAAAGAAGCTAAAAGAAGCTAAGAAGAATGCATGAGAGCAAGAGAATTATTGCAAGAGGACTATAACGAGAGTTTAGCTTCTGATCTAAACAATCTTCTAGTTGGCGCAAAAGGCAATGGAGCCCAGCAAGTAAGGACCCAAAATGTTGTTGGTGAACTTTACAAGATGGGCTATTCTATTGATGTGAATAGCATCTTACCGTTGCTTACCAATAATCCACTCGTTACAAATGCAACACCAGAAATGATTGTATTGACAGCACCTGAAGGTGCAGAAAATGCCGGTGCAGGACAAGATAGTGCATCACAAGTTAGTGATATGGCACAATCTGCTACCAAAATAGGATAATGTAATGAGCTGCGATTCGACCGCCACTTCAACCGCTAATTCAGGTTTCCCAACTGCTTCTCAAATGGAGCAGATAGCTACTAATCTTCCTGTGGTTTGGGAAGAAATTTGTATGCTTCAACAGGCTATTCTTGCAGCATCAAGTCTATGTCATCCCGGTGGTGGTCAAATGTGTACTACCGTAGGTGGTAATACACCAATGACATTCGTAACAGGTGTTAATACTGTAACAGTTGTTAATGGTGGCTCAGGATATTATGTAGATTCTCCAGCAGTTGTTTTTGTTCCACCTGTAGGTGTTGTTCCGGGATCGGTGGCAACAGGAACAGTTACTACAAATGGTGGAAATATTTTAGCAATTCCTATCACAGCAGGTGGATTAGGATATCAACCTGTACCAGCTACAATGTCTGTAAGTTCTGTATTAGGTATAGGTGCAAATTTACAACCTTTAGTTGATGGCGCCAGTGGCATTGTCAATATAAACATTGTAAGTGGTGGATTAAATTATACAGTCAATGATACTGTTACCGCTACCAGAGCCGTCCTCCCCAATATTGCATATGTTGATGCGGTATTTAAAATTACCTCGGTAAGTATCACAGGACAAATTATTGAGGTAGCGATTTTGAACCCTGGTTCGGGATACCAGGCCAGTGCAGCAGAGGCAAAAATTGTTTCATCGTTGAACCCGTTATTGCCGTATCCATTAGGTACAGGGTTTATGTCGACCGTTACTACAGACATATTAGGTACAATCACTGGTGTCATCATTACTAACACAGGGGCTGGATATGCTGTAGATTCGCCATATTTAGTTATAACTGACCCGGGAACAGGGGCAACAACCACTGTGACACTAGGCACAGGATTAGCGGCTACTTCTGTAGCATCTATTGCAGTCAATTCTCCAGGAACCCAATATACACAATCTGCTACCGGAACTGTTTTTAATCCATCTACGGCGGCATTACCAAATCCACCAGCTAGTCCAGCGGTGGTGACAATCAATGTGGCAAATAACACGTTCGGTACCAATCCTAATTTGTATTGGCAAGTATGGGCAGGTGTAGCAACAAACAAACCAATTCAGTTACAACTTAATCAGGTTTTAACTTATTTTACCTCACTGGGATACACAGTTACAATTCAATCAAATCCTGCAACAGGATCAACAATTCAGTGGAAAATCTGTTGGTAAGACTTTGACTCGTGATACTCTTTGTGTTACAATCTGTCAATGCTTATACAAAAGAAATTCGACTATAAACCGCTAAAACGAATCGACACCGGAAACGGAAGGCGATACATCGTAGGCGAGGGTAGAGCACTACCCAGCGTTACAACAATCCTATCGAAAATGAAAGACATGACCTACCTAAATGAATGGCGGGCTAGTGTCGGTGTGGAGAAAGCAGCCAAAATTACAGCAGAAGCAAGTGGGTTGGGCAACGGCATGCATAAGAACTTAGAAAATTATATTCTAGGTAAAGATATGTCGGGATCCTACATGTCTAAGGCACTTGCGAAGGTAATTATAAAAGAAGGCCTATCAAAAGTCAGCGAGGTATGGGGTACGGAAGTTTCCTTATACTCGCCGGAACTATATGCAGGAACAACTGATCTGATTGGTCTGCATGATGGTAAACCATCTATTATGGATTTTAAGAATAGTTTAAGAGAAAAACAAAAAGAATGGATCGAAGATTATTTTATGCAATTAGCAGCCTATACATTATCACATAATGAAATGTATAGCACCGATATTTCTCGTGGAGTTGTTATGATTGCAACACGAGATGCAAAATATCAAGAATTTATTATTGAAGGTGAAGAGTTTAAGCACTATGAAACGATGTGGGCAAACAAAGTATGCGCCTATTATGAACGGTTCGGTCTGGACTAAATACATTCACACAAAGGAATATACAAACAATGTCAACACCAGTCGTAGTTTCTAGAATACAAAATCGCAGAGGTACACAAACACAATTCAACGCATTATATCCACCGGGATATGCAGGTGTTGGTGGGTATGGAAGTATTCCTGGATTTAATAGTACAAATTTTCCAAATGTATTGATGCCGGGCGAATTAGCCTTAGTCACCGATACTCGTAGATCGTTTATTGGAAACCTTAATGGCGAATATATTGAATTAGCTGAATTGACGCCAGGCGGCGAATTTTTAGAACCACTTGTGATTCCGTTACCACCAGCAGCCCTATGGACAGTTATCACTCCACTCACACTTGAATTAACGGCTTCGCCATTCAATAATATATTGTATAGTATTACTGATAATCCTTCTCCAAATTGGGATTCTGTGGGTACTAATTTTTCTAGAAATGGTGAATTACAGATTACAGCAACAGTACCTTTTGCACCAATTCTGAATCCACCTTTCCCGCCAATTACACCAGTAACGCTTACTGATACAGGTACAGAAATTAATACGATTCTGCCAAACAGTATTAGTTTCATGGCACGATACAATATTACCAATACTCAAATAGAAATTCTATATATGCACGATTTTGCTGGTCCTTTAACATTTAGTACCAACACAGTTAAGTGGATTCCGTTCGTATAATAGTATGATCTGGAATACTATTCATAATGAGGAGCGCCTTCTCCTCTGGAAAACACTGAGAGAACAGATTAAAGATCTTCCTTTAGATAAGCAGTTAGATGAAATAGCAAAATTCTGCGCATCAATGCCCTTTGGATCCAGAACTCTTGATTATTATGATCCGGCTAACTGGCCAACTCCATGGGAAATCTTATTCTATGGATCATTTTGTACCAGTTCCATTAGTTTGTTAATGTTCTACACATTAACACTTATTTCTAGTCCCCCAAAAATCGAATTACACCTTGTCGAGGATGATAGGGATGTATTTCTACTTCCGATTATTGACGATCAGTTTGCACTTAACTATGAGTTGGGTAAGGTAAATAGATACTCGGAAATTCAAGGTAGCTTTAAGGTATTGCAGAAATACCCTAAAGAACAAATAAAAAACATAACATAAAAACAACATCAGCTTCTATAAGGCTGACTATAATAATTATTGGAGAAAAAAATGTTGTATGAGACCTATATTGCTAAATCCAGATACGCTCGCTACCTTGATTCTAAGAAACGTCGTGAGAATTGGGACGAAACGGTGATTAGATATTTTGATTTTTTAGAAAATCATTTGCAACAGAAGCATAATTATGCACTTTCTGGAGAAATGAGAGAAGAATTACAGAATGCAGTCGTTAATTTCGAAGTTATGCCATCAATGCGTGCATTAATGACGTCTGGAAAGGCACTTGATCGTGATAATACATCTGGATATAACTGTTCTTACCTTCCCGTTGATGACCCAAAGGCATTTGATGAAGCAATGTTCATTCTTCTTTGTGGAACAGGGGTAGGATTCAGTGTGGAACGACAATATATAGCGAAATTACCAGAAGTTCCTGAAAGAATTTATGATAGTGAATCGACTATTGTTGTATCTGATAGTAAAGAAGGTTGGGCAAAGGCACTTCGTCAGGTTATTGCAATGTTATATTCCGGTGAAGCACCTAAATGGGACGTAAGTAAGGTAAGACCGGCCGGCGCCCGCTTGAAAACATTCGGTGGTCGAGCATCCGGACCAGAACCGTTGGTAGAATTATTCAAATTCGCAGTAAAGATATTCAAAAATGCACAAGGTCGTAAACTCAACAGTATTGAATGCCACGATATTATGTGTAAAGTGGGTGAAGTAGTTGTTGTGGGTGGTGTTCGCCGTTCTGCTATGATCTCTCTATCAAACCTTTCTGATGATCGTATGCGTAATGCTAAAACTGGCTCATGGTGGGAAACACAGAGTCAACGTGCCCTTGCTAATAACAGTGCTTGCCATACAGAACGACCCGATGTCGGTATTTTTATGAAAGAATGGCTTTCTTTATACGAATCTAAATCTGGAGAACGTGGGATCTTTAATCGTGAAGCAGCCAAGAACATTGTTAAGAAAAATGGTCGTCGTAACGCAGATCATGACTTTGGAACTAATCCTTGCTCTGAAATTATTTTACGCCCCTATCAATTCTGTAATTTGACAGAGATTATTGTACGTGCAGAAGATACCCAAGAAGATTTATTGCGTAAAATTCGCCTTGCTACTATTTTAGGAACATTCCAATCAACATTAACACATTTTCCATATCTGCGTAAAATTTGGCGAGATAATACAGAACAAGAAAGACTTCTTGGCGTATCAATGACAGGTATCTTAGATAATCATTTACTTAATAATCCCGAAGATGTAGGTTTGCCCGGCCGTTTAGAACAACTAAAGACGAAAGCTATCGAAGTAAATGCACAAATGGCTGATATATTAGGTATTCCTGCATCTGCTGCTATTACCGCAATTAAGCCATCGGGAACAGTATCTCAATTGACAGATACAGCAAGTGGAATTCATCCTCGTCATGCATCTTATTATTATCGTCGTATTCGTGGAGATGTAAAAGATCCACTCACCAAAGCAATGATGATAGCAGGCGTACCTTGTGAACCAGATGTAATGAAACCTGGTAGTACAATGGTTTTCACCTTTCCCAAGAAAGCACCCACCGGTGCAGTATTACGCTACGATTTAGATGCTATCAAACACTTGAATCTTTGGCTTGTTTATCAACATCACTATTGTGAACATAAACCATCCGTGACAATTTCTGTAAATGAAAGGGAATGGCCCACAGTAGGTGCATTTGTATGGGAACATTTTGATGAAATGTCAGGAGTTGCATTCTTACCGTATGATGGTGGCAATTATAAGCAAGCACCTTATGAAGATTGTACAAAAGAAGAATACGAAGTATTATTGGCCAAGATGCCACATAATATTGATTGGGATGCCATTGTTGAGACAGAAGACAATGTAGAAGGCGTACAAATGTTAGCATGTACCGCTGGTGGATGTGAAATTTAAGCCGTGATTGCTTGCGCTACATACAATAATTGCATATAATTGTGAAAATAATTAGAGGAGACACACATGTTATCACAGAAACAGAAAGATGTACCATACATTGCTGTATTTAAAGTTGGTTCGGGAGAAGAATTTATAGCCAAAGTAGTTGATGAGACAATGATGGCATATAGAGTAGAAAAACCTTTATGTATGGTTGCTACCGAAACAGGTCTTAGATTTGCCCCGTTTCTTATGATGGCAGATCCCGATAAGGCAGTTATAGTTCCTAAGCCAGCTGTTATTGGGGAACCCGCAGGTAAATTACAAGAGCAATATGAACAGGCAACATCTTCAATTGCACTTCCAAGAAGAAGTTAAACACACAAAGGAAATATAATGAAACCAACTAGCAAGACACCATACGAAATTCGTCTAGAACTTCTACAATTAGCATTTGAAGTTCTTCAAGCAAAGCATAATGCAGCAGGCGTTGAAAATGGCAATAATATAACAACTTCTCCAACAACAGAAGATGTTATTGCTGAAGCTGAAAAGATGAATGCATTCATCTCCAAGGCAAACCAATCCCATTGATCTTGACTATCCGGTAAGTAATGCAGTAATATGTGTTGCTACCGGATTTCCACATGTTCAAACGAAAATTAACACAATTTAAACGTTGGATGGATTATAACCCACCTGGATCTATGTCCAGCAAGGGTTGGCGTCTCTTTGGAAAAGAATTCAAGGAAAAAGCACCTATTCGTTATTGGTTAAAGCATGATTTTAGACATGCTGCCATACTTCCTGTAAAATGGAAGTATGATAAGGTGAGAGATTGGATTCGTTATCGTACCTACGACAGATACCATGTAGTCAATACAGGATTACCTCCGTCGTATTACGATGCATCAACAATAATGTTGCATGTTAACTTCAACATCATGAAAGATTTCGTCGAAGTTGAACAGGCATCACAGTCATATTACTGGTCTGATGAATATAAAGAGAAGGCCACATGGTGTGAAAAACACATGCCATTTTATCGTTTCTTTTATCCCTTCCGCAAACCAGAATTTGGTATAAAACATTTAGAATGGGCTGCAACATTGGACGATCCCAAATTGCCACCTCATGAAAGATGTGATCACCAGGCTGTTCATGCTAGAGAATTACTAGCTATATACAATTGGTGGGTAAACGAAAGACCTGCACGCAAGGAAATCGAATATCCCGAATATAGTGATCAAGGATTAGATGGCATGCTTGCATGTTTTGATGATGACTTTGATAGAAATGCTCCAGATTTTGTAGCACACAGAGAAGCTATGGATAAGAGTGGTGAACAAGAAGAAGAATGGAAAAAAGAGGATGAGGAAATGCTCATCCGTCTAATTAAAATTAGACAAGGTATGTGGACTTGAAGAAAGTATTTAATCTTGAAGCCGAAATGGCACATGATGCCATTGTAATTACCTATCTGCAGGATGAAGATATAGCCAGAGATTTCTATAGAGCAATGTGTAATATGCGTTGGCGCAAAATCAATGTATTATCCGACGATGAAAGAATTATAGATAAATTGAAGGGTGAAGAATCTAATGTTTGGAGTTGTTCCTGGCGCCATGCCGGAGGAATAGTTGCTGATATCAGAAATAAACACTATAATACAAAAGAAGACTACATGAGTTTTTATTGTTCTGATAATGAAGGTGAAGTATCAGAGCTTGTAGAAGAATGTTTTAACAGAATGGGTTGGGAGAAATCACCCTGGCCTTAGAAAGGTATACGTGAGTAGTTTAGCAAATTATGTTGCTGACAATTTTGATGGAATGTTGGTATTCGGTGACGTACATGGAGACTACGAATCCTTCAAGCGTGCCCACGACTACGCAAAAAGCGAAAACTACTTCTTTATGTCCATAGGTGACTTAGTTGATCGTGCTCACAACCCTTTTGAGGTTGTGAAGGATATGTACGATGCCATGTTTGATGGTCGCGCTGGATTTGTTATCGGTAATCATGATGACAAGCACCACCGCGCTGCCAAAGGAAACAAAGTAAGTTTTTCCAGGGATGGCAAACAAACATTAGTTGATGTTGGCGCAGATCGCATGGATGAATTTCACAGAATGTATTCTGCTATAGTGGAAGATAAGATGTTATCCGATTTATTTCATAAATTCGATGATATCACATTAGTACATGCAGCGAGCCATCCTTGCATTTGGGAAGGTGTTACTGTACCCGGAAAAACCGCAAGATCTAGATTCCTTGTTGGAGAAACCAATGGGGAAAAGATGGATGATGGATATCCAGTAAGATTATACAACTGGATCGATGAAGTGCCAATGGGTAAAACTGTTATGGTTGGTCATGATCGTATGCCTATTCATAATATCCCTATCGAGAAGCCTATGATTGTTTCCAATAAAAATGGTGGCAAGGTAGTATTCTTGGACACAGGATGTGGTAAGGGTGGATTCTTAACTGGTGCAGTAATGTTATCAGATAAGAAGGGCTTTAGAATTGATAACTTCGTTGAGTTCAAGAAATAATTTGACAATCTTGTAATTGGGTCGTATTATTGTACAAGCCACAACAATCACGGCTATCTTAAACAAAACCTGGAGAAAGAAATGACAACAAACACAAAGAGTATGGTAAAGATTGATAAGTCTGTTAAGTTTATCGCTGTATCCGGCAGTAGCCTTATTGAGTCCTATGCACGCGCTACCGGCGACCTGGCATTAAGACTTAAGAATGGTGCCACATACATTTACAAGGGTGTCGATAATAAGACATATCAGGAATTCCTTGCCGCGCCATCCAAGGGCAAGTATTTCGGCACCAACATCAGGAATAAGTTCGTAGCCGAGCTGGCTGAATAATTTCTGGAGAGTAAGATGTCACCTATTAAAGGCAAATGCGATCCATTCTTTGAGACAGGCACAGAGGGAGTTATCTGGTCTGTTTATGAAGATGGTAAAGAAGGTTATGATGGCCTTAAATGTCTTGATGAGGGCGATTATCTTACTATCTTTGATCCCACAGATCTAACTAAAGTAGTATGGGAAGGTAATATCGATCTGGAATATGAGAGAAATTACCATCCTTTTCCTATGAATCCCGAATATGGCCAACAGGCTATAATGGGAATGTGGGTTCACGGTATTCAACGTAATGTTGAACCCGATGATTGGGGAACATGGTTCTTCAAAGAATATCCATGTGAACTTATTAAGAGTGAGATTGGTAGATTATACCGTTGCAAGAGTGCAATTATCGGTGGCCATCGCTGGACAGGCACAGCAAATCGCTGGAGCAAAGATAATCTGCACGGATTTGGCGATCTTATCCTGAAATTCAACAATGCAGGATATTATAGGTATAAGGATGTTGATTCCGATACCTATTGGGCCTTTGAGGAAGCAGAATCTAAGGGTAAGTATTTTGCGGCCAACATTAAGAACAAGTTCGTAACTGAAAAGCTGGAACTTCCGACAAGGCCTGCTTATAAGCTTAATCCACCCAAGGCCTGGAAGAAGTATCCTGCCGATCATGGATCAGATGTGCCGGCTGCATGGCCATTTCCCACAGGCAAGAAACCATGAATACTCCTAAACCTAAAGATGTACCACCACCGGTAGATATTCCGGATGAGGAACAATTTGAAGAATTTCTTGAATGGACACCCGAGGAAGAAGAACAATTTCTCAAGATTTTAAATAATAAGCAAGAAGAATGAAATTAATTCAGTGGTGTCGAAATAATAGTGATTTCTTTCGCATGTCTGGGAGAGTTTCTATTTTCTGTGGTATTATTTCTGCTATTTCTTCCTATTTTGTAGGTCCATTTATAGCATCTGTTCTGTTTATAGTGAGCACATTTATACTAGTTGCATTAATTGTTGTGATGCTTCGGAATTAACTTGACTTAAAAGACACTTTTAGTTTATACTAAGCTAAATATATACGCAGAGACAGACTTCTGCACTTAACTTATTTGGGAGCCAAATATGACAAAACGCTACAAGGTAGTGG